ATTAAGCCGATCCAGCAGCGCCCGCGCCGCGTGCCGTAGCACGATCGGGTCAAACGGCACCCCGTTCATGCGGATGATGTCTGGCACATCCGCCAGGCCGACGCCACGGGCCACGATAATGATCTGGAGCCCGCTTGTCTCGAGCTCGCTCTTGACTGAATCGACGCGCACGCTGGTATACATAGCTCACCGTTGGATGCGCTGCGCCCAGTCGAGAAAGACGACGACATCGCCGACCGTGCGTAAGCCGTGGTCGATGCCGAGAAAGCGGGCGGCATAATGCAGGACCGCCTGCACCTTGCCGGCGTCCTCCAGATCGAAGTCGTCGGCGAACTGCGCCACCGGCAGGCCGATCACGGAAAACGACCGATGCACCGCGCGCCGAATCGCCGGGTCGATCACCCAGTCATCCTCCGGCACGGCGTCCGGATCGTCGCCGCCCCAGGCCAGCAGGATGGCGCCGAGCCAGCGGCAGAACCGCCGCCACTGCAGCACCAGGGCCGTCATGCGCCGGCTCCCAAGGCCGCGAGCCGATGCACCACGGCGGCGCCGCCGACGGTGGTCGCGGCGCCCCAGGTGATGAAGCTGTTGCTCGCCTTCTGCGATTGAAAGCTGGCGATGTTGTAATCGAGGCTGCGCGCCACGTTCGAGACGCGCGCCTCGTCAATGTCGCCGTTGAAGTTGGCCCACTGGAACGGGCCGCCACTCGTCTCGAGTTCGATACCGATAGAGGTCGTGTCGAGCCCGCTCGGCGTCACACCAGACCCAAGGAACGACGTATTCGGACTGACCGACACGCCGTCGAAGTGCAGCGCGAGGCTGGTGCTGTTGGTAAACACCGCCGCAATGTGGTGCCAGTTCGTATCGACCGTCACCGCAAAGTAGTTAAATTTGTTCGTGCCAGCGCCCGCAATATCGTTCTCGAGCACCATGATGTAGGTGACATGGTCGGTCGAGAAGCGCCAATAACAGACCCAGAACGCTTCTTGTCCGGAGTTTTTCGACAGCGACACCATGATGCGCTGTTCACTGTCTGTCGTGATCAGGTCGGTGAGCTTGGCCCAACATTCGAGCGTCAGTGGAAACGTCGTCGTCGCCGCCGCCGCGACGCTGAGATATTTCGCGTTCGGGTTGGCCGTCCGCACAAAATGCGCGCCGCCGGCGATGTCGCCCGTGGTCGCGGTGACGCTGTTGGTGTTCGTGAGGTTCGCGGGCGTGGACGTGCTGCCCGTCAGCGTCAGCGTCGAGCCGTCGCCGAGATGATAGACGTTGGTGTAGCCGGTGTTCCACGCCGCCGTTTTACCAAACGCGCCGCCGTTCGGGTCGGTGGTGATCGTCGCGTCGCCGTAGAACATATAGAGCACGACCGCCGACGCGCGCGTCAGTGTTGGGATTTTCACCCACGCCTCGAGCTTCCCGTTCACACCGTCATACAGCACGCGCTCAGCCGGATAGCGAGTCGTCTGCGCCACGCTGTCAAAGAAGGCGATATCGAAGCCGTCGGGCCTGATGACCCCGCCGTTGCTGGTGTCCTTGAGGTCCGCGTCGGCCGCCTGCGGCCCGTAGCCGAGGCCGATACAGAGCGGCCAGTCCACCGGGTCGCTGCTCATGCTGATCGCATTGCTCGCCAGCGTCAGTTGCTTGTATTTCGCGAACGCCATGATCAGGCGCCCTTGTAGCCGGCGATCGACACCTTCGTGCTGGCGCTCGTCGTCACGTTCTGCACAAAGATGGCGGTCGCGGTCGTCGGTTGTCGCAGCGGTGTGGGAAATGTCACGACCGCGCCGCCTTGTGCCGCGGCGGCCGGCACCACCCACAGCGTCGTGCCGCTGCTGCCATCCTGAATCAGCACATCGGTCGGATGGGTCGCATCGGAGTTCGACACCGTGATCGTCGTGATGTAGTTCCGCAATCCGGCGGCCGGCGCGGCGACGCAGGTGGTCGAGGTGGTGGCCGTCATCTGGCCGGCGGTGACACCGGAGACAAAATTCTCCGGATTCGCATAGGGTAGGACGATCAGCTTCCCGACCAGATCCGCGACGAGTTGCACCATGCGCCCGGTCGTGACCGCGCTGTTCTCGGCGCTGACCGCCTGCGCGCCGTTGTTGATCGGATTCGACCCAATCGCAACATTGTTCGCGACGTTGCCGCCGACCGCGAGGGTCCCGTTCACGCCGGCCGTCGCGGTCGTCTGACCGCCGACCTGCGCCAGGTTCACCGACTGGTTCGCCGGCAGCGCCACACTGTCGGGCGTCACCAGCAGCTTTGTCATGCTGGCGGCGCCCTGCACGGTGACGACGCCGCCGGCCGGCGTGCCGGCGACGCCCGCGCCGATCACGGTCGCATTGAGGGAGGCGGCGACGGCCTGGGCGACATTGACCAGGCCCGTGCCATCCGTGGGGAGCTCGACGCGCAGCGCCCCGGTGGCGACGCCGTGGCCGGTGACCGGCTGCGTCCCGTTCCAGTCCACCGACAGCGACGCCGCATTGTCATCGACATGGACGACGTTGCTGATGGTGCTGACCGTGCCCGAGTCCACGATCACATGGCCGATGACGTTGGTGCCGGCGTTGAGGCCGACCACGCCGGTGCCATCGGTCGGGAGTTCGACGCGCAGCGCGCTCGCCGCCGTGCCGTGGCCGGTGACCGCCGCCGTGCCGCTCCAATTAACCCCGACTCCATCGGGGACCGACACATACAGCTGGCCCTTGTTCGTGGCATTCAACGCGATGTTGTCGCCATCGGCACTGACCTGCGACGTGGTCAGGATGTCCTGGCGCCGCGCCATCAGCATGTTGCCGATCGGGTCCGCGAGGGCTGGCACGTCTTCGGTGGCTTGCGTGCCGCCGCTGACACTGACCGCGGTGCCGGCGGCGTCCAGCAGCGTCACGTAGGCGGCGCCGAAGTTGGTGCCGCGCTGCGCGATGTTGTCGCCGTTGGTCGTGACCGTGGCGGCCGGCGTATCGGCGCGCACAAGGATCAGGGCCGTGCCGGTCGGGTCGCCGGCCGCCGGCGCATCCTCCGTGTATTGCGTGCCGCCGCCGATCGACGCCGAGTTGTCGACGTTGACGTGTAAGCGGTGGTTCACCGAATCCCAGACATCCGCGGTGATCTTGTCCAGGCCGCGCAGATGGCTGTTGACGGTGCCGGGGTTATCCCCGACCACCGCGGGGTCGGTGGTGCTGCCGGTGGCCGCATCCGCCCCGTCGGCGATCGATACCGCGCCGCCGCCGCTGCCGCCGCCGGCCGCCGCCGCCCCACCCGTCGCCGCCTCCACCGCATTGAGGGTGACGACCGCCTGGCCGCTCGTCCAGGCCGACATCCGGACCTGCATCGACACCAGCGGCGCCGCCGCCTGCCACAGCCCGTTCACGGTGGTTTGCACCACCGACACGGTGCCAGCGATCGGCGTGGCACTGAGCGCGGTGAACGTCACGCCATCGATGCTGCCTTCGAACTGCACCGTGCCGGCCCAGGTGCCGGTGATCTGGATGCCGAACCCCGCCAGGCCAGGCGGCGTCAGGCGCACCGTGGCGCCGACCGCGGCGAGGAGGCCGACGTTTTGTGCGGAGGGCGCCATCAGATTTGGTAGAGCGCCACGAGCAGCGTCGCCGTGGTCGACGTCGCGTTGATGCGGCGCACGCCGATCGGCAGGACGGTGCCGACCGGCGGCGCCGTAAAGACACAGGTGCTGTTATCCGCCATCACCGCGACGAGATTGCCGGCGCCGCCGACGTAGATGCCGTCCGTCAGTTGCTGCGTCTGCTGATAGCGGACCAGATCGACGGTGTCCGACGTCGTAATCGGGATGAATTTATTGAGCGGGCCGCGCGTCAGTAGGCTCATTTAGTAATTCCCTGTGTGATATTTCATGGCCGCTTCAAGAAACCCAGGTTTGTCAAAAGCCGCCATGAGGGTATTGCAGCTATTACATAACAGACCTCGAACCTTCCCGGTCTGATGGCAATGATCAATACATGGCCGATAGAGCTGCACATCACACACAGCACAGAGTCCAGATTGTTCAATCATCATGCGATCAAAATCATGCCGCCGGATGCGATACATCGTCCACAGTGAATCGTCGTAGCTGTCGCGCGTGTATTTCCCTTTCTTCTCGGCTGTAATTCCACGCTGACATTCACGGCAATACCAATGCAATCCGTCGACGGATGACCGATTCAGCGCGAACTGGAGACGCTCTCTCATCTGGTTGCAGCGGCTGCATCGTTTGGACTCTGGTAATTTGTCAACGTTGAATTTGCTCTTGTTTTTCGCGTAATAGCGCGCCTGTTCTTTGCGATTGCAGATCCTACATGTCCGACCTAGCCCATTTATGTGCTGTGCCGATTTAAAAAAGTCCGTCAACGGTTTGAGCGTATTGCACGACGTGCATTGTTGAGTGTCCATCCACAAACAATATCCAGCCTACAACATAAAATTCAGTAATTGCCGGTTTGGATGTTGTAGCCGCGTCTCCCGCTCGGGCCGAACGCGGTGGCGAAATCATTCGACAGATCACTCAGCCGCAGATTCGACCGGAAGATGTTCGCGAACGTCTCGTGGGCTAGGATGGCGTCTTCCGCCGGCATGTCCCGCCCATACGGGCCGGCGAGACGGCGCTCGAGGTTGTAGACGATCGCCTCGTCGTAGCCGTCGGGAAAGGTATAGACCGTGGTGCTGAGATCGGCGAAAGGACCGACGCCTTGTTCCACGTAGAGCCCCAGCCCGTTCACATTGTTATCGGGGACGGGCCACAAATACAGCCGACCGAGCCCGACCTGCGGGCTGTAGTAGATCGCCGTTGGCTGACTCCCCGGCAAGGTCTTGATGGCGATGGCCCGATACATATCGTCGGTCAAGATCGCGAGCGGTATCTCAACCGTCGAGGTGTTCAGGATGAGTGTCGCCCCCATGAGCCGATTCTGATTCGAGAGGGAGAGCGGAATATCCCCGCCGATGCCCACAGAATAGTCGGTGTTGGGGCCGCCCTTCCCAGCAATCAGGGGAAAGCCGTGGCCGATCGTGGCGTAGGATGTGAATTGCTGCGCCCACGTCCCCATCATCAGATTCAGTATGGCGAGCGCCTGCGTCGTCTGCGCCGCCGGCAGCGTCGCACCAGGCTGGAAGACGTTGAGGCGTTCGAATGCTTGCGTAATATACGAAAGCGCCGTGCCGCTCATCGCGTCACGCCGGCTGACAGCGCGCCCGCACCAGGCGTAGCACCGCCGTCAGCGCCTCGAGCTCGCTGCCAATGCCGCTGGCGACTGTGGGCCACGGCGGTGGATTCTCCGGATAGGGGATCGCACTCCAGTTCCCGCGATCCGGCAGTGCATTCAGCGCCGGCAGCGATTTCACGATGACGGTCGGGCGCGTGGGATGGTAGACCCACGAGGGGAAGCCGTCAGGGGCCGGCATGGCTCACTCCCTCCCGCGATGGTTGCGGGTCTTCGGCTCCGCGGGCTCCTCGACCTCCGCGTGCTTGCGATGGCCGTGCTCTTTCTCCGCGTGTTCCTTCTCCGCGTCCGGCTCACTCGGCACCGTCGCCAGGAGCGCCGCCGGCGGTTCCGGCAAGCGCTGCGTCAAGAGCGCCAGGATCGCCAAGAGCGCCGCGAGCGGCGTCCCCGGCAGGTCGATGTCCGGCCGCTGCGGCGGATTCTGGGGCGACGGCGTCGTGCCCCAGGTGCCGGTCAAGGAGCTGAAGGCCTCGAGGCTGCGGACGATCACTGCGGGTTCGGTGCGCGAATACACCCAGGACGGATAGCCATTCGGTGCAGCCATTACTTCTCCTTCGGTTTCGGTTGCGCCCATGACGCCAGGCCGCTTTTCGGCGGGATCGGCGTCACCGGCACGGACGGCATGTGGCCGGAATAGTCGGCTTCGGCGGCGCGCACTTCCGCGGCCGCTTTCTCGCTCAGCTTGTACTTGATCTCGTGCTCGCGTTCGGCCGCCAGCTTCGCGAATTCGAGCGCCTGCATTTCGTGCGCGTCGATCGCCTCGATCGGCGTCGGCCGGAAGCCGCGCCCGCGGAGGGCGTCGGCCTGGAGCTCGTCGTCGGCGATCTGCGACTCCATCGGCGCGGTCGTGCTCGGCGACAGCGCGCGATACAGCATCATCGGGTATTCACGAAAGACCCACGGACGCTCACCGGGTCCGAGCTCGGAGGGGTGCGCCTCCCACTTGCGGCGCTCTTTCGCGAACGCACTTTCTGGCGAATGTAAAATTGGCACGGTGTTTTACCTTTGAGCGCCTGCCTCAATTAGCGCAGGCGCTCGTTGAGTTCTCTCAACTACGTGACGACCACACCCGTCGCACTGACCACGTTCCACAGGCCGTTCTCGGCGATGAGCGTGATCGTGGCGCCCTTGAACGCCGCGAACGTCGCGGTGGTATGCGGCGACCCCGTCACGGCATCGGCGATCAGCGTCGTCGCCGTCACGACATGCGCGAACGCCGTCTGTGAGGTGATCACCACCCGCGTGCCGTTCAGCGACAGTGAGGGCGCGGCCAGCGTCAGCGCCGCCGCGGAGCCTTTGTTGATGTTGTAGACGACCGGCCCCAGCGGCTGCGGAATCGCGCCATCCGCGCCCAGCGTCACCGGGTTATCGATCGCCGGGTCGATCAACACCAACTGCCCCGGCGCAATCTGGCCGAAGTCGTTCGGGTTGCTCGAGGTGATGACCGGCGCGAGGACATCGTGCGCGGCGGCCACCGTGCCTTCGCTGCCACGGCAGCGCACGGTGATCGTGTTCGTCGCCGGCACGCCGGTGAGAAACATCAACTCGCCGTCGATCTGGATGGCTTGCGGCGGCTGCGCGTTCTGGGTGCCGACGGTCGGAAAGCCGGTGCTGGTGCTGGTGACGCCGAACGTCGTCACCGACGCCGTGATGGCTGACGTGAGAGTGGTTTGTGTGAGTGCCATGATTGAATCCCTCGTATCACTCAGGAGCTAACTCCAAAGACGAAGCGCGAAATAAGGCAACACCGACGCCACGCCCCCGATCGAGTCGATGCGTGACGGTTGCTGATCGGTCTGGATGTTGTACTGCTCCACCCACCGCAGGCTCACGCCGGTTTCCTTATCGTTCTTCCGTGCGGCGTTCGCCCCTGGCAGCTTCGACGGCAGATCGACCATCACGAATGCGAAGGCGGCGGGGTTGAAGAGCAGCGACTGCTTGCTGCTCTGCGTCGCCATCGTGCCGGCGACGGCGCCCGTGGCGCCGACGAACAGGATGCTGGCGTTGTTCGCGGGCGAGGCGGTCACGGTCTGCAGCGCGCCGCTGGTGATGATCGGCGGGCTGATCGTCAGCGTCGCGGTGCTGGTGCCCGAGACATCCGCGACGAGCACGAACTGCTGCAGGTCGCCCGTGTCGATGTAGGACACCGGGTTCACCGCGTTCACGCCGGCAATCGTGAACACGTCGCCGGCCTTCAAGGCGTAGGTGCCCCAACCGCTGGTCGTGACCGTCGATCCGGTCTGGCCTGCGCTGTTCACCAGCGGCGTGCTCGCCGTGAACGTGCCGGTCGTGTGCGTCGGGACGTTCGGATCCCAATACCACTCATCGATGCCCATCGCCGCGCCGGAGAACTGGCCGGTCTTCCAATAGGTGGTGATCTGATTCTGGGGATTGAACTGCGTGAACGCGGTTTTCAGAATCGCGCTCTGCGATTTCGGGTCGAGCACCGCGCAGAATTCGTCGGGGACGCCAACGTTGCGCAGCTTCGCGACCGCATCGGTATACGTGCCTTCCGCCGAGATCGGCGTGCCCGGTGAGCCTGCGGAGTAGTAGACCGACTTGTAGACTTCCGCGCCCGCGACCACGTCCCACTTGTTCGCCTGCGCGGCACCCGCGGGCTTCGTATACCGCTCCTGCACTTCTTCGACGAGCAGGCGGTCATCGGCGCTCGACCACCCCATGCCGACCTGGAACTGATGGTTGACCGTGATCGGGACGGTCTGATTGAAAATCGCCTGCTGCACGAGCGCCTGGCCTTCGGTCACGACGAAGCGCTGTTGAATGCGCGCCTGCACCGTGTAGCCGATTTTTGCGCCGCCGGGATCGTTCTCCCACGTGCGGTCCCACGAGCGGTCGAACTGCCCGATTAACTTGAGATTGTTCTTGAAATTGACGGCGACGTCGGTAGTAACCCAACTTGGACTGATAAACGTATTCAAGCTGCACCCGCCCTTACAGCGGGGCGCGAACGGCTAGGCCCGACGACGACCGTTGCGGTAGTAGAACTGTTCGTGCGCCGCAAGCGAGGCGTCATCACCCGGCGGTTCGTCACCACCGCGCATCGGACCAGTCCGCACCGGATTAGGCGGGCGTGGGACCTGAGATGTCATCACGGGCGCAGTAGCCGATCCGGTGCCGGCAGCTACACTGCGCGTGGAGGGAGACGGCGCAGCGAGGTGCTGCGAAATGAGCGCG